ATGAACGACGGAGAGCTGCTCGATGCCTTCGCCGACTACCAACGCTCGGGAAACCGAGCACAGCGCACGATCGTGACGCGCGCGTCGATGCTGCGGAGCTTCGCGCGCCGGCAGGACACGCTGCTCCTGACTGCGACAGTGTTCCACATGCGTCGTGAGATCGGTCGTGAGGGCATCGCCGCGTCGACGAGGTCGAGCACCCGGGCGGCGTTCTTGGCGTTCTATGGCTTCCTGCAGAGCGAGGGACTTCGCGACGATAATCCGGCGCTTCGTCTGCCGATCGTGAAGGTGCCGACGCACCGGCCGCGCCCGTACACGCAACAGCAGATCGACCGGATGCTCTCGACGGGCGCATACCGGCGCACGAGGGCGATGATCCTGCTCGCCGCGTACCAGGGTCTCAGAGCGTCGGAGATCGCCAGCGTGCACGCCGATGACATCGACCTCGCGGCGGGCACGCTCAAGGTGCTCGGGAAGGGCGGCCGCGTCGACTACCTCCCCCTGCACCCGGTGATCATCGAGCTCGCGCCCACGATGAACGCAGGATACTGGTTCCCGGCGCGCGGTGGCCGTGCAGGGCACATCAAGGGTCAGTCTGTCAGCGACCTGCTGCACGATGCGCGCGAGCGCGCCGGCATCGTCGATCGGCGGCTGACCGGGCACTCGCTGCGCCATACCTTCGGCACCGAGCTCGTGCGCGCAGGTGCCAACATCCGGGCCGTGCAGGAGCTCATGCGCCACTCGTCGCTGTCGACGACGCAGCGCTACACCCAGGTGCTCGACGAGGATCGCCGCGCAGCGCTCGATGTACTCCCCCGTCGCGACATCCCCCGCCAGTCTGGCCGCGGCGATAGGCTCGCGGCATGAATCCAGTGCATGAGAACCTCACGTCCATCGAGCGGCTGCTGTGGGTCGCCTTCGGGATCGCCCTCACGGTGTATCTGGTCGCGGGCGGGTTCTGGCTCTACGAGATCCAGCAGTACGACCCGGTGCCGGCGACCGCCGCCGGGTGGATGTCAATCGCGCAAACCACTGCGATGATCACCTTCGTCCCGGCGGCGATCCTGACGGGCATCCGGCAGCTGATCCCGACGTTCCTCGCTTCGAAGGAACAGACGCCCGTCGACTAGTGCTGTGCGCTGGGTCGGTAGATGACGCCGACGCCGCCGCCGATGATGCCCATGACGCCGGTGGCGACGCCGGTGGTGGCGAGCACCTGCGGGGCGATGTCGGGTGTCCAGATGCCGGCGAGGCCGGATGCCATCAGTGACGCGGCGGCGACGCCGAGGGTGGCCCAATACACGGCGTCGCGGACGCGCTTCGGCACCTCGGGCCGGTACGGCTCGACCGCATCCGGGGTGGCTTCGGTGGGGATTGCGCCGGCGGCCATGAGTGCGTCACGGCGGGCGGCGCGGCTGGTGGGGGTCATGGTGTTCTCCTAGTCGAATAGGCCGGCGGGTGGTGCCGGTGGGGGTGGTGGGTTGCCTCGGTAGATGTGGTCGACGAGTTCTCGGTTGTGGTACCAGAGCAGCTGGTTCTCGTTGCGCCACTTCGTCAGCTGCACGGCGAGGGTGATGCCGCCGCTGACGAGCGCGACGGTGACCAATCCCAGGAACCCGAGCAGGGGGACGATGACGGCGAGCGGGTCGATCATGTCTCGTCGGCGATGTCCACGAGGACGGTGCCGGTGAGCGCAGTGCGCCGCACAGCGTCGAGCGAGCGCTTGATGACCTTCGCGTGTGCCGCGGTGATCTTCGGCCAGGTGCCCGTACCCCAGTTGCGCGCGAGTTCGTTGTTGTACTCGCCCTTGACGCCGGAGTGCTCGACGTAGAAGCCGGAGGCCTCGTTGAACAGCAGGTAGATCGTCTTGCCGCCGGCCGGGTAGTGCGCGCCTTTCAGTGCCATCTCTTCGTCTTCTTCCTCCGGCTCGGCCGGGTTGGTGATCTCTCCCGCGGGTGCGGGATCGTTGCGGTGTTGGTCTCGGTCTGCGAAGTACTCGAAGTGCCAGGGCTCGACGAGCGTCCACACGCCGTTGATCTTGCGGTAGACGGTGCGCCGCCACCCGTGCCGGGCAAGCAGCGCCACGTGTTTTTGCCACTCGTCGCTGTCGACGGCGTTGCCGAGCTGGTGGATGCTCGGCGCGTCCGGATCCAGCGCAATCGGCGCCCATGGCCCGCCGGCGAGGTAGCGCAGATACGCCTGCCAATGTTCGTTCTGACGCGCCCACGTCCGCCCGGCTTCGGTGATCTGCGCGGGGTGCCCAAGCGCCTGGTCGACGCGGCGGATGGATGCGGCCGCGCCGGCGTCGGCCCACCCGCGACCGTGACCGATGTCAGTTGCCCGCATGGTGCACCTCCAGCGCGGCGAGGCGCTGCGCGAGCAGGTCGAGCTCAGTGGCCTGTCGTTGCACGGTCGCGAGCAGCGCGTACACGAGGCGGTGATCGCGGATGCCCTCGACGATGCCGTCGTCGTCGTAGTCGACGAGATCGGCCAGGCCGGCGTCGTCGAGGTCTTCGGCGATCAGACCGATGTCGCGGGTGCCGGTGTCCTGGTCAACGTCGCGGATGAACGAGACCACATCGAGGGTCAGCAGCGCGTCGATGTCGAACGCGTACGGGGTGATGTCGTTCTTGTGCCGCCGGGTCGAGGTGGATCGGCCGATCCACCGGCCGCCGTCCATCCACATCGCGTACCGGGACGCGCCGACCTCACGCGCGTAGGCCGCACTGGTGACCTGGTTCGCGTCCGAGCTCACCCCGGCCAGCAGCGCCTGCAGCTGCGACAACGGCACCGCCTGATTCGATGCGGCCGCGGCACCGCATGCAAGCCGGCCGGTGCCATCGTACCGTGGCACTTTCCCCGCGATCGCCGCGCCGCTGGTCGACACCAGCACATCAGACAACGGCAGGTAGTCATCGACTTTGTCGTCGACGTAGCCCTTCGTGGCCGCGTGGCCGCTGCTAGCCGGGGTGGCAAACGACGCCCTCCCGTTGCTGTCACGCTTGACGACCTTGTTCGCGGTCGCGGCCGCGGTCGCCCCGGCACCGGTGGCGATGTAGTCACGCGAACGGTTGATCTCGTCATCGATCGTGCGCGCCTCGGTGGTCGCCCCGTCGACGATGCTCATACCTGCCGCTGCAGCGGCATCTCCAATTGCCATGGGCTCTCTCCTAAGCGAGGGGGTAAACGGCAAGCACACCGATCTGGGTGCCCGTGTTGAGCGTGTTCGCTGGTGCGATCGCGGTGAGCACGATCCCTGACGAGTTGTGCAGGTAACCGGCGGCAACGCGCGTGTGCGAGGTGAACGCGTAGTGCATCCCGGGCGCGGGTTGCCACCCTGCGAGGAACGTGCCGAGCAGCTCGTCGCCGATATCCCCGGATGCGGGCACGCTGATGTTCCCGCCGGTGCGCTCGAAGTCGATGCGCACGAAGGCGAGACCGTTCTTCTTGCGAGCGTTGATGTTGTTGCCCAGCTTCCATCCGCTCGCCGCGGTGACCACGCCCGCGGCCGAGACGCCGGACAGCACGCTGCCCGCCTCCAGCACGCTCAAACGCCCCCGGTCAGCACCGATCGCATCCGAGGTGGCTTCCTGGCCCATGTTGAGTAAGGCGCTGAACGTGCCGCGGGTGTCGCTCTCGTCGTACTGAAGGATGCCGTTCTCGTCGAGAGTACTCATGCTGCGATCTCCGATCCGGGGTTCTGGTCGGCGATCATGCCGAGCAGGTCGTTGATGTAGATGCCGGCCGGCCACAGGTCGATCGCGCCGTCGACGGCGTCGGCCGCGCCGGTGGTGGTGATCGTCATGACCGGTTCGGGGAGCACCCACTCGAGCGATTCGATGTGCCCGATCTGCACGGGCGTGTGCGGTACAGGTGCGGTGAACTGCATGCCGGGGCGTAGCCGGTACTGGTTGACCTGGTCGAGGTCGAACACGCGGCCACGCGCGGCGAGCCGGTTCAACCAGTACCGGGCAGCGCCCCGACCCGGGTAGGGCACGGTGCGATCGATCTGCCGGACGATGCGCGGGGTCGAGGTCTGCGATGCGGTGTCGTAGCGGACGCGGCTCTCACCGGTGGTCGGGTCTGTCCACTCGTACCGGACGATGACCGCGTCGGCGTACTGCACCGTGTCAGTGTCGATGCGTTCGCGGATCTGCGTCGACCTGTCCAGCGACACCACATCGGGCAGGCGGGCGTCGCGGCGGGTGAGTGTCCACCGGCGCCGCTCGTCGCACCGCACGACGAGGCCGGCCGCTTCGGCGACGTTGCGGATGTACTCCCACGCCGACGTGCCAGGCTCCCACACGATCGCGTCTGGCTCCTCGATCACCGCGTCGACCGGGCCCGGTGTCAGCGCCGCGCCGATCTTCGCCAGCGCGTAGTTGACCGTGTCGCGGACGCTGAGGCTGCTTGAGGTCTCCGACCGGGTCGACAGCAGCCGATACAGTGCCGCGGCTGCCTCGTCGGTGTACGCGGTCAGCGACACCGTCCCGGCCTTGTGGTCAACCTCTCGGCCAGTGAGCAGCAGGTTCGCCCGAACCGAGCTTCCCGCGTGCTCGTCACTGTTCCATGCCACGAAGTATGCGGCCGTGACCGCGGCGACCGTGCCGGCGAACGCGGCCGTCAGCGCAGTCATCGTCCCGCCGTGATCGGCGGTCACCTCGGCGACCGTGACCGGGTCACCGACCGACTCGCGCAGATCGAGCACCAGGCGCACATCACCGGCCCGAGGGTTCAGCACCTCCAACGCGGCCTCATCCGCCGGCAGCGGGACAATCACGTCCGCCTGCCCGTATGGATACCGCGCCTCGGACAGCCGCACACGCACGCTCGACAGCGCGGCCGCGACGGACGTGCCGCCACGGATCACCACCGCCGACGCATCATGCGCACTGTGCCGAGTCACGCCGGCACCTCCGTCGCCTCGACCGTCACGACCCACACGTCACGTGTCTCACCGTCGAGCTCGACCGTGCAGCGGGCACCCTCGTCGAGCACATACCGGCCGTTCACGAGCGCGCGGTCAGTCGAGGCGAGATCGATGTACGGGGCGTCACGGTGCAGCTGTGCGCACCCGGCAGCATCCGCCTCGGACGCGAAGATCAACCGAAGCTCGAACGTGCGCGGCGCGGACGGCGCGTGCGTGACCTCCACACCGCCACCGATCACCGCGTGCACGATGCGCCGCGACTCGGTCTCTTCCCGCCACCCGTCCACCTGATCCGGCGTGAACGCCCCGGCCCCGTAGCTGACTGACGTGCTCACAGGTCACCCCCGATCGGGGCGACATCGAACCGGCCATGCAGCCGAATCGTGCGCCCGTTATTGCGCGAGACGAACCGGTTGACTTCGTCCTGCGCGGCGCGTGTGGTTGCTTTGGCTTCGAGCACGATGTCGCGGCCGTTGAGGTAGTCGATGGTGTCGTCGGTGTCGCCCTTGAACTTGGACACGTCGGCGCTGGCTTTGCCGGTCTTGGCGTCGATTAAGATCTCGGCACCGCCAGGGAGGGTGACGACCTGGTTGCCGAGCTCGTCGACCTGCACGCCGGCCTCAGCCGCCTCGTCAACGATGCGTAGCAGCGCATCGCTGGTCGCGTCGGCCTGCAGTGCGCCAGCGGACATCGCGTCGGTGTGTTTCTTCCACGCGTTCTCTGCCGCGGCGAGTTCGGCTTGCATCGGGGTCGTCGACAGCAGCACGCCACCGTTGGCGCGGGCGGCCTCGTCGGCTGCGAGCGCGTCTTTCTCTGTGGCGACGCGCTTGCGGTCGAGCGCATCGGCGACGACCTCGGCCGCGGCTGCGTTGCCCGACATCGCGAGCATCGCCTCTTCGAGGCTGACGCCCCAGAGCTTCGAGTTCTCGGTGGCTTCTTTGTAGAGTTCGGGATCTGTGCTGATGTTGACGATCTGCGCGGTCTGCTGGGCGGCGGTGGCGACGCGTTGCCCGGATTCGATGTACCGCTCAGCCCACTCGGATGCGAGCTCGGCGGCCTGCTCCTGCGCTTCCTGCACGTCCTCGAACCCGGCCATGGCGAGGCCGATACCGGCGGCGGCGGCGAGGCCGGCGACGGCGCCGGCGGGCCCGAAGCCTTCGAAGGCGTTCGCGGCGACCTCCTGGAACGCGTCGACGATCGACTCGGCGCTGCCATCGAAGCTCGCCGCGGCCTCGCGTGCGGTGCTGTTCGCTTCGTCGCGGAAGTCCTCAGCACCCTTGGTCGCGCCGTCGAACGCGTCGTCGGCGTCGCGCTTGACCTTGCGGTAGCTGTCCTTGAACTCGCGTTCGATGTCGCGCGCGGTGCGCTTGGTCTCGTCGCCGAGCTTCTCGGTCGCGCGCTCGGCGTCCTTCATGGAGCGTTCGAGCTGCTCGGGCCCACGCGCGCGGCCAAGCTCGACGAGCTCCTTCTGCGCATCTTCGAGCGGCTCGATGATGCCAGACTCCACGCCCTGCTTGAACGCCTTCGTCTCCGAGGCGATCCCGACCTGATACCCGCCGGCCATTACCTGCTCACCTTCTCGAAGTGCTCAGCGACGGTGCGGTACGCGGTCTGGAACCACAGCGCACCGGCGCGCGGGATGAACGCCTGCACGGATGGGAAGAACACGTACCCGCGGCGACGCGGTGCCCGGAACACGGGCCCAAGCTTGCGGGTGTACGGCTTGCCCTTGCGCGAGGTCGCCTGCACGGTGCGCGCAGGTGACGCACCGAACTCGGCCGCGCCGGCCAGGACGGATGCCGGGACGCCGTCACCGATCTTGCCGATGTTCGCGGATTTGAGGGTGACGTTGTCGTCGCGGACGGAGACGCGGGCGGTGCCCAGCAGCACCCGCGACTCGATCCGCGTACCAGCCCGGTCGCGCATCTCTTCCTGGAACGCCGGCTCGACGACGCGGCGCGTGTGCGCGCGCAGCTGCTTCGACACCTCGGCAGGGAGAGCCCGCGCGGCCTGCACCAGAGTGGACAGGTCGCGCGAGACGAGCAGGCTGATCCGGCCCATGTCAGACCACGGGCGCGAGGACGGGCTTACCGTCGACCGGGCACGACACGGTAGCCGCGGCGACCTGGTCGACCTGACCGCCGATCGACCCGGGCACGACCGAGATCGTCGCGGTGATCGAGGGGCCGCCGTTCTTCGGAGCGAAGACGACTTCGACCTTCTCGCCCTCGTGCTCGTGCAGGTACCGCGACAGCGAGTCCGCCGTCGACCAGTCCTGCGCGAAGGCCAGGTTCGCGAGCCACGTCGACGAGCCCGGGAAGTTGTGCACGCTCGTCGGGGTGAGGCCCTTGAACTGCACCGACGGTGTGGTCGGCACGAACTCCACACCGGACAGGTGCGCTTCGTAGTTGTCGGCGGCGACAGAGAACGTGCAGTCCCGCATGATGAACGGGTTGACGGCGATAGCAACCATGGTTACTCCTTGGTGGTGATGGCGGTGAGGGTGATGTCCCACGCGAGCCGGTCGGTCTTCTGATCGCGCACCTTCCGGCACGACGACCACGACAACGTCGGGTGCGCGTCGAGGGCGGTGAGGGTGGTGATCACGTCGTTGTCCAGCGCGTTCTCGGCCTTCACGTCGTCCTCGTGCGGTGAGAGCACGGTGAGCGTGATCGACGGGCGCAGATGCCCGACGGGTGCCTCGGGCAGCTTCTCCAGTTCGAGGAGCTTGTAGACGACGGTGACGACGGTGATCGTCTGGGGGGTGTCCTGGTTGGGGATGTACCGCCACGAGGCGGGCAGCAGCGGCCGCACCTGGGATGAGAACCAGGCGCGCAGATCGGTCTGCTTAGAGGACATGCGGCCTCCCGTTCACGGGGCGGATGATGCCGCGGATCGTCTTGTCCAGCGGCCGCGGCTGATAGGAGAACTCGCCCTCACCGAACTCACCACCGCTGGAGACCGTGCCGGCCGCCCACAGGTTCTTGGCCTGCTGCAGCTGCGCGTACACGAACCGGGCCGGCGGGTCGGGTACCGGCTCGCCCTCGGCGGGCTCGCGCAGGGCGGGCCCGTAGGCGAGCACCTGGTCACGCGCAACGTCGAGCAGCATGCCGCACACCTCGGTGTTCTCGATAGGTGCGTCACGCCACGCGGCCAGCAGTCGATCCTGCGCCGCGCTGTCGTCGACCGTGTACCAGGTGCTCATCGTCTACGTTCCCGGCCGGGTCACACGTCGGCGGTGCCGATGAGCGCGAGCGCCTCGGGGCGCTTCACGAACGTCTGCATGTACCCGTGCACGGCCTTGTCGACGCCACCGCGGGCGAGGTCGAGGGCGTCGACTTCGATCAGGCCGCCGGCGGGGCGGTCGAAGTCGATCGCGTAGGACGCGCCGACCAGGCACGCACCGGTGTTGTCGATACCGATGTCGCCGTTCACGATCTGCACGTTGCCGTCGACGGTGCCGTTGCCCGAGGTGGACAGGGCGATGTTGACGAACGCGGGCAGGTTCTGCTCACCGCCGGCGGCGTAGATCAGTTCCTCGAAGTCGATGTCGTTGACGATCGCGAACGTCGGGGTGTCGCGGCGGCCGTCGGCCTTGCGCTTCTTGACGGCGAGGATGCCCTGGATGAGGTGCTTGAGCGCGGTCGGGTAGTTGTCGGGCAGCACCGGGCTGTTCGGCGCGATGGGTGCGCCGGCGGCGGTGACCGCGTACTCGAGCGCGAGCTCGTCCTGCCAGATCAGGTAGTCCTCCTGCTGCATGCGCAGCCACGCGAGGACGAACTCCATGCCGCCCTGCAGGTCCCAGTACTCGCGGCCGATGTCGTTGCCCATCGCCCACTGGTCGATGACGCTGCCGTGCTCGGTGACGCGACCCTTGTGCGACTTGATCGCGGTCTTGTTGCCCGCCCACGTGCCGTCCATCGGCGCGTTCAGAGGTGCGGCCGCGGTGCCGCGGTGCACCTTGTAGCCCTTCTTGCCGCCGGCGTAGATCTCGGTGCCGGGGTTGAACAGGGTGATGTACTCCTGCACGTAGGTGACACCGGCGGCGATGTCGCCCAGCCAGTGCGGCTGGATCGCGGCGCCGGCATCGCTGAGCACGATGTCTTCGAGCGCGGCGAGCACCTCGACGGCCTCACGGTCGCCGCGGTTCATCCGCACCGCGGTGATCGCCGCGACGACCTCCTGCGCGGACGGGCCGCGCGAGGCGAGCACCGCGGTGCTGCCACCCTCGGGGGCGATGGTGCCGGGGACAGCCCCAGCGTTGACGGTTTCCTGCTCGGCCACGATGGCCTCCTGTTCGGTGTCAGCCGAGGCGACCTCGGTCTCGGTGGATGTGAGCTCGGCGAGCACGCGGGCGGACGGGAACGCGCCGGCGGCGAGCACGCCGTTGCGGGCGATGCGGCCGGCGTCGATGTCGCACTTGAACTCACCCGACAGGGCACGGCGCGAGGTGTCGGCGAGGGCGGCGTCGCCGGCCGGGGTGCGGCCGACGCTGAAGGTGGCCATGATGCCCTGGTCGGTTTCCCACAGGCGGGTGGCGCGACCGATCGGCTGGTAACGGTCGTGGTCGATGTTCAGGCTCACGACGCTGGGGTCGGTGGGCAGCTCGATCGACCCGGCCTGCACGCTGAACCGGCCGGCGTTCGTGCGCCCTTCCTCGTTGAACGGGATCAGCAGCCCGGTCAGGGAACGGTCGTCGAGGTTGGCCTGGATCTCGCCGCCCTGGATGGTGATGTCGTGCATGTCAGTCCTCGCTTGTCTGGTGCTCGGGTGGGGTCGGCACGGACAGGAACCGTGCGGTGTCGAGGCGGATCAGGTGCCCGGGCGCGCACACGTCGTCGAGCGACATGCGTGCGCCGATCGCGCCGGCGTACTTGCGGATGCCGAAGTCCCACACCTCGCTGCGCTGCGCGCCGTTCTGCACGCCGGTGTATCGCATCTCGGTGCCACCACCGCTACCGCCCTGCCGGACGCCTTCGAGCATCGAGGCCGGCAGGCCGGCGTGGTTAGCGAGGTCGAGCCGGTTCGCGTTGCGGCCCGTCTCGAACAGATCGGTGGGCAGCTGCCCGGAGAACTCGGCCGTGACCCATGACGGCTTGAGCGCAACCCCGCCGCCCTTCGCCGCCCGGGACGCGATCCACCCCTGCCGGAACTCTTCGCGCTCTTCACGCGTCCATCCGTCCCACCGGTCGGCCTCGAGGGTGAGCGTGGTGTGTGCGATGGGGTTTTCGATACGGTCGCGGTAGGCGTCGGCGATCGCGCGGGCGTCCTTGATGTCGCCGAGCGCGTCGACGAGCATGCCGTTCTTGCCGTACCCGAGGCGGAGCGGGACGACGCGCTGCCGGTACCGGGCGTCGATACGGGCGTTGACCTTGATCGTGCCGTCGTCGTCGAGGTTCCACAGCGCCCGCGGGATGTGCAGCGCGTCCACGGGCAGACTATCCGCGCCGAGCTCGAACCCGATCGCCGCCCACCCCGACATGAACAGGTCAGACGCGACGGCCCAGCGCAGGTCGTACGGCGGGATGCCGGTCTTGGTGTTCGTCAACCACTCGGGTTGCTGTTCGAGACGGGTCGGCTCCAGCTCGCCCGTGTCGGGGTCGCGCACCATGCGGTTGCCGTCGTACGCGACCCAGGGCATATCGGCAATGACCGAGCAGATCACGTCGTGCGCCCGGTCGACGGCCGGCACCCGGAACGCGGTGTCACGGGTGATCGCGTCGGGGGCGACCGGCAGCGCGTCGGCGACGAACATCGAGTGGATGCTGTCCTGCGGGGAATACCAGGACAGCAGCCCACCAGTCACCGCCGACGCGGCCGGGCCCAGGAACAGATCACGGAAGAATCCCACGCCTCAGAGCGTGGCGGGCACCTTACACATTCACGGGTCGCGTCGGCGTGTCGGCCTCGTCGGGATGCCGACGCGCGTACATCTTCGCCGCGTTCCGCGCCCGGTATTCCCCCGCGTGCACGCTCGCTTCATGCACGCTCGCGGACTGGTGCGCGGCGCCCATCGACGGCGCGAAGGCATGCCAGTGCGGGCATGCGGAGCAGTGCACGCGGACGCCGCCGGCGGACTTCTCAAGTCGGATGCTGGGTCGAGTCATGATGTGCCTCTCAGAAATGGAATGCGTCGGCGGGCTTGATCGGGGTCGGCGCGTCGGCGAGTGCGCGCAGCGCGAGGGCGACGGCTTCAAGCGGGGTGACGTCGGCTTCGGGGTCGTCCTTGGGTGCACCGAACCGCCAGGTGCCGTAGTTCCCGAACGCTTGCCGGGTCGCGATCCGGCAGGCCTTCTCCAGCGCCGGGTGGTGGAACAGGATCAGGTCGTCGTCTTCGAGTGCCTTCATGAACCCGACCGCGCTGCCGGGGATGTCGGCGGTCTTGGTCGGCTCCATCTTCGGCCGCGGGGTGGCCTTCCCGATCTCGTTCTCGGCGATCTCCTCGGTGTACCCGCGCTTGTCGTAGACCAGTGTCGTCGGTCGGCGCCGCAGCCGCACCAGCACCTCACGCGACAGCCCGCTCGTGCCCTGCTGCCACCACCACAGCGCCGCGGCGCGCTTGCGGATCACCTCGCCGGTCGCGGCGGTGACTAGGTCGCCGGCTTCTTCGTGCTCCCAGGCGACGGCCAGCGACGCGGCGTGCCCGAGGTGGTGCACCTTAAGCGCGGCCGAGAACCGGGCCGGCGGCTCGGGGAACGGGCCCTTGCGCATCACCCGCTCCAGCACGGCCGGCGGGATCACGACATCCGCCGCGCCCTCGTACCCGAACTGCCCGCCGTACTCGATCAGGAAGTCATCGAGCGGGAACTTGTCGAACGAGCGCTTCGGCGCGTCGGTGAGGGTGGTGAACCCGAGCCCGGGGTGCGTCTTCTCGATCCACTCCCGCATCCGCCCGCCGGTGGCGCCGGTGCGCGGGTGTGGCAGGTCAGGCTCCCACGACACCAGCTGCCCCCGGTCGATGATCTCGGGGATGCCGTGCCAGAGCACGTTGGCCTCGTCGTCCTGGAGGTTCTCGTAGAGCAGCTGCCCGGTGCGGAACTTCGCACCCGTCCCGGCGATGCAGAACTGCGCGCCGGGCTTGGTGTCCATCGTGGGGATGACGGCGCGGTTCACGTCCTCCCCCTGCTCGACATCGGCCTCACCACCCTCGTCACCGAACGCGAAGTCGAACCCACCGGATCGGAACATGTCACCGTTCGGTGTGCCGACGCGCAGCAGCGCACCGGTGTCGCGGAACTCCAGCTGCTCGCCCCCCTTGGATAGGCCGATCGCGATCGGGCTCTTGCGGCGATCCGTCCACAGCTTGTCGAGGTGCTTGACGATGTCCTCGCGGAACCGCTGCCCGGCCTTCTGCCCGGTGGTGAACATCGTCCACCCGACCGTGTAGTCCTCCCGCGACCAGCACCGCCCCATCATCACGCACTGCACCGCGGTCGTCTTCGTCGACCGGCGCGGCTCGAAGATGACGTTCATGAACAGGCCGGCGGCGAGCAGATCGGCGACCATCAGCTGCATCGGCGAGGGCCCGTACCCCAGATCGCCGGCGCGCTGCCGCTCGTCCAGGCGCAGCAGCCGCGCCCCCTGGATGAACTCGCCCCGCGACTGCTCGGTCGTCACGAGGTGCCCGAGCTTGATCGGCTCGAGGTGCTCGATCCGCGATCGCCACTCCAGCCAGGTGCCCTCGTCCCACAGGTCGGCGAGCGTCGGCGTCGCGGTGAGCTCGCGGCCGGCGGCAAGGTTGATGGTCGTCATGCTGTCTCCGAGTTCAGGGGGAAAAGGTGCTGTTGGAGCCGAAGGCGGGGGTTGCAGCGATCTACAAAAAACCCGCCCGATCTGCGGTTACCACGGCGCGAGTCCGTCGACGCCCGACCGGTGCGGTCGCGCCGCGCGGGCAGGTGGCGCGGGCCGTGGCCGGCGGCCGTTGGTGATCGCTGCGCCGAGCCGGCCACCGGCCCGCCGGTTGCAGGGCACGCACTCGGGTGCGAGGTTCGCTCGGCCCGGCCCACCGTCCGGGTCGAGGTGCCCGACATCGAACCGCATGCCCGGGTCGAGTACTCGACCGCAGCGCCAGCAGCAGACCTCGGCACCCAGCCGCCAGGCCCGGTGCACCTGCGCACGCACGAGGCGGGCATTGCGCAGGTACTCGGGATCGCGATGTTTGCTCGACACGACTCGGCTCCAATCCGATGCGGGTGGTCAGGGTGGTCAAGGTAGGTGCCCCATCTATTCCTCTACTTCTCCTTACGCGTAAAGGTTGAGTAGGTGGGTTGACCGCCTTGACCTGCCCGCTCCCCCACTGCGAAGCAGGGTTGACCACACCTTGACCGAGGCCTGCCCGCTGCCTTGACCACCCCCAGTAATCAGGGCGAAGCTCTGTTCTTCGTGGGGTGCGGGGAGCGGGTCGACGGCCGCCGGTCAACCCGCCGCACGCCGTTGCCTTGACCACCGGTCAGTCCTCCGTGTGGGAGAGCATCACGCTGATGCCCTGGTAGCGGACGACGCGCGAGGCACCGTCGCGGGTGCGGGTGCGGGTGACGCCGAGCTGCTTGAGGCGCTGCCCGAGCGGGCCCGAGGCGAGCGGGGCGTACCCGTTGCGCCGGCACCAGTTCGCGTAGCGGCGGTACACGTCGGCCGAGGGCGAGGACTCGTCGGGGCCCTGGTGCACCGCCTCGTCCTCGTCGAGCCACATCATGAACGGGTCGGCGGCGTCGTGCAGGCGCGTGGTGGCCTCGCGGGCGACCTCGGGCGGGTCGAAGCGGCCGCGCTCCATGAGTCGGCGTAGCCCGATCATGGCCATGTTGAAGATGCCCGGGATGTCGTCGAACAGGTTCTGCTCGTTGAACCCAGCGGTGCCCTCGACGCGCTTGGTGAAGTCGATGACCTCCCACCGGCGCCGCCACCCGATGCTGTTATCCGAGGTGCGGAAGAACTCGTTCGAGGCGAAGATCGGCACCGCGTAGGGCACGAACTCGAACGAGTGCCCGAACTTGCGGGAGGCGTTGATCGAGTCGCCGCCGGTGATCTCCTTGAGGATCTGCGGGTCGGACAGGAACCGGGACGACAGGTCGCCGCTGATGTTCGCGATGCGCCCGTACAGGCCCGAGGTCGCGAACCGGTCATCGACGAGCTGATGCATCGAGATCGACGAGTAGTTCTCCTTGCCGAGCATCATGCGCAGCACCCGCAACAGGGTGCCCTTGCCGTTGCCGCCCTCACCGTAGAGCAGGATGATCTTCTGCAGCGGGTTGCCGGTCATCAGCATGTAGCCGAGCACCTCCCACACGTGCCGGTGCATCTCGCCGTCGCTGCCGAGCACCTGCTCGAGCCAGTCGACGAATGAGTGCGGAATCGCGATCTCGTCGTACGCGATCGGCAGTTTCGTCATCGCGCCGAGCATCTCGTTGTGCGGGGTGAGGCGGTCTTCCTGCCACCAGTAGATGCCGTTGTCGAGCACGATGTAGTCCAGATACCCGCCCGGGAGCTCGGGCAGACCGACCGCCGGCAGCTCGATGTTCAGCAGGTGGGCGGAGGCCTGCGACTCGATGTTCTTCGTGTACGTCGCACCGAGCGCCGCCGCGCACCGCCGCGTGATCACCCGCTCGTCACGCACATAAATGCCGTCGCGGTACTCGTACAGGTCGCCGGCGAAGTCGCGGCCGAGCTTCGTCGGCTCGTGCGCGATGTGATCCGCCAGCAACGTCGCATCGAACCGCCCGGTATCGGGATGAAGGAACGAGGGCATTAGTAGCTCCGACTCCCGTTCTCGCGGTTGGTGGCACGATGCCATGCAGCGTGCTCGTCGTAGTCGCGCACGGCCTCGGCGCGAGTGAAACGCTCCGGCGACTCCCACTCACAGAGGGGCACCCAACACGTCGAGCCGTACGTCTCAAGCTCATCAAGCAGGTCGCTCATCGCTCTGCGCTCCCGTTCTCGCGGTCTGTGGTCATCAGCCGCACAGCCTCTCGGCGCGCCGCGATTGCCGCTTCTGCGATCCGAACGACGACACCCTCGGGCGGGATGTCCTCGTGCTCGATGCCAAGGCGCTCGGCCTGCTGCTTGATGCAGACGCTGAGGTTGACGTAATCCCAGTACGCGCTCCTCGTTCGCTCCCGTCCTCGCGATCTGTGGTCTCGATGACGCGGGCACGCTCGATCACGACGCCCTGCCCATCGACGACGAAACAGACTCGGATCAGCAGCATCATCGTTCACACCTCTCGTCGATCCAGCAGGCGAGCTTGTAGGCCGCCCACGCTCCGACGGCGAGCAGCAGCAGGGATCCGTTGATCATGAGTTGGCTCCATCCGCGAGCGCGTTCGCGAGTTCGCCGAGCACGGCGCGCGCGTCGGCCAGCTGCAGGCGCACAGCCTCGTCGTCGTACGTGCGCGGCTTCTCGGGCAGGTAGCCGAGGTGGAACTCGGCGCGCGTGATGTGGTCGAGCGCGGCGCGCACGTCCTTCCACAGCGACACCGTCCGGTGTGACGGTCGCGGGGCGGGTGCCTCGCCGGCCGGGTTCCATTCGACCCACCTATGGTCACCGTCGTCGGTGTGCACGAGGCGCTTGGTCGGTTCGGTGATCGCCGCGACGGTGACATCGCACTTGATGCACCGCGTGAACACTAGTTGGTTGTTCTCAGTCCGTCCGGCCACAGCCATGCTCCGTTCTCGTCAAGTCCTTTGGATGCCCGCATGAACTGCTCGTGCAGCTCGTCGGGTGTGTAGTTCGCGGCCGCGTACCAGTGGTCACGGTCGACGGTGAGTCGAGACACCTCCGCTTCGAGGTGCTCGATCCGGGTGCGCATGAAATGCCACGTCGCGTAGCTGATGTGCGGCTCCGTGCGCCCAGCGGCGAAGGTGCGATGCGTCGGGGCGGGCACGTCATCATTCCCAGTCGATCCCGCCGAGCTCGCCGGCATCCGGCCACGGCTCCCGAGGCCGACCATTCGGGAAGATCGGCACCAGCCCGAACGCGGGCCCGTCGGCCGTGCCCATCTGCTCGTCGAACTCACGATCGACGATCGCCGACGCCACCTCGACATCTTCGAGATCAGGCGACACGTCGTGATGCAGCACCTGCAACGCCCACGCCAGCAACGCACTCACGATGCCGGCTCCCACGGCTCACCAGCGATGATCGCCTCGACCTGAGCCGAATCGAACAGGAACGCACCCCGCCGGCCGGGCAGACGCTTGACCGGCGTGAGCTTCCCCGACTCAGCCCAGCGCGTGATTGTCTTGACGGACTTGCCGAGGGCAGCGGCGGCCTCAGCCGATGTCACAACATCTGATGCACGGTTGGTCATGTGTCCAACGATTGCACATGCACTGTGCAGATGACCAACGAACGCCCACTTGCGGCGTGTCGCGATCCTGTCCTATCGTTTGACACATGAGCACAGTCACGTTCGATGAACGCCGGACACCTAGGTTTGAGCTTCGGCACCGCCTGGAGCTTGCACGCGAGGTCGCCGAAATGGATCAGTCGGCACTTGCCGATGCTCTTGGTGTCGCACGCACCACGATCAGCAACTACGAACGCGGCACGACCGCGCCGCGCCGCGCGGTACTCATGGCTTGGGCGATGGCCACCGGCGTCGATGCCGATTGGCTGCTCTCAGGTACAGAAAACCCCCACCCGGATAACCCGGGTGAGGGTAACGGTGTGCCCCCGACAGGAGTCGAACCTGCGACCTACGGTACCGGAAACCGGCGCTCTATCCACTGA